TCTTCGCCACTAACTTTTCTTCTTTGATTTTCTGTGCAATGTTCTTGTTCATTTTCTGTAACATTTCTCTTGCTTCTGATAGGTCCTTTGTCTCGTCAACAATTTCATCTGCCAGTCCGTACTCAAGACATTCCTTTGCGGTTAGCCAAGTTTCATTCGCTAGGATGTCAGCGACTTGTTCATCTGTTAATTTCCCGTTTGATTTCTCTACATACGCTTGTCTGTTGCCAATAGACATTTGCTCTAGATCGTCAGCAACCTTTCTCAATTGTCTGTAATTGCCTGCGGTGTATGTCCACATATCATGTAACATTTGCATTGTGTTGCTCCACATAACAACTTTGTCGCACCCTGTTAAAATAAAAGATGCTGCGGAACAAGCAAAGCCATCCACGTAGCCAGTAACATATGCTTCGTGTCGCTTGAGTAAACTTCTAATTCCCATAGCTTCCATCACGGAGCCACCACCACTGTTTACATATAAATTTATAAACTTAGTATCTGGGTGCTTGTCTAGCTCTTTCTTTAAAAAATCTGCGGACGTTTCGCTAATAACTTCTTCATCTTCCCACCAGTTGTAGCTATCAGCTTCGATATACCCGTAGTAGTAGATTTCTAAAACGCCTGCCTTTGCGGATTGTTTAACTTCCCATAATTTTTTAATTTTCCTCACTTCCTTTCTCTCCTTCTGTCGCCAAATTAACTGCGCCATAATTCTTAGTTATAAAATGTTCGTTCGCCCACGGCTCGTCTATCTTTTCTTCGCCAACTAATTCGCGAACATCATTTACACAAAAACATCCACTCGCTATTAATTTATCGATTGCGGTGGATATGCTTAATATGTCTACGTGTTTAATTTGTCTTATGTCAATTTTTAATTTAGCGCCTTTTAGCCATTTCTTTTTCCCAATTCTTTTCTTGTTAATTTCCGTTTCTACCTTTTTGAATAAAGGACTTATGCAAAATGTAAGTAATAGTTCTACCGCCTCATCCAACCCTTGGATATCTCCCCTTGTTAGCGCTGGAGGGACGTTAAATCCTTTAGCCGTAAACTCTGCGATGTCATCAATCATTGCTTTTATATCCCTTGTGTTTTCGCTGGAGTAGGTTTTCCCGTCCTTTTCAATAAATTCTTGCCCTTCTCCCAGTGGCAAAATCGCATTGTCGCTATCCATGTACTGCTTGAACCTTTCTCCTATCAACTTGTCGAAATATTCTCTTTGAGAACTCCCCGCAACGGGCAATGCTTTATATTTAAATACTCCTTTTACGCCACGCGATTTTCTATAAGACTTCATACCATAGACTATTAACCTCGAATAGCTACTATACAGGCCTTTGATAACTTTGTTTGTGTTATCTTCGAATAATTTAAAGTACATAACATCGTCTTGCGTGAACACTTCTTCAATCTTGTCATCGCCAATTTTTACCTCGGTAAAGGTATCTCCGCTTATGTTTTTATTTTGCTTGAAATCATCTGCAACCCACAACTGATTATTCTTAACAATTACCAGGCACTCGTTATTCTTGTAGAGGCTTGTTATTAGCTTAGTTTTAAACTCTGTTGCTGATTGATTTTTGTTAGGCGAAATGTTCCACAGATAATATTCATCCTTCTTTATTTCTTCGTTGTTGTCATACGTTTTAAACTCTGCTTTGCAAAAAACGCCAGCTATTAAATTGATTGTTGAATTTAGTGCAAGCTCCCTTATATAGATGTCTGCAACGCAATCTTCAATATCTTCTTTGCTGATTTTTGATATGTCGATTGTTCCTCCGAACTTGTTGGCTATCCAACTTATTAATCCCACTTTCTCACCTCCCTATAATTATTGGTAAATCTTCGTATGTTCCACATTCCTCTTTTATTTCGTCGTCTAAAGTTGCACTGGCAACAAATGCCATGAACGGGTCTGTCTTTCTTGATTTAGGTTCAATTTTCCCATAATAGAAGTTCCCCGTTACCTCACCCCTCTTCTTGCCTGCAGATATAATCTTTGTATTGTTCGTTGCCCAACGGATAAGCGGATTATCTCCCCAGCTAATTAGTTGATTTACAAACCAGCTATCAATAACGGGTACAATTTTCATGATGTCACTCGGTCTTACAAGCACTAAGTTTTTTCTTTCTTTAGCGTCAAAGCCAATCTCATCAAGGGCCTCTTTCATTAGCGCGTACCTAAAGTTATCAAGAGCTATTTTCTTAATGTTGTACTTAGTCCCGAGCTCCGCTACATAGTTAGATACTAAAAAGGGGCTTATCTCAACTTCGTCAACCATTGTTAAGAGCCCTTGTTCCGCCCATTCCCTGTAAGGCGCTTTTATTCTTTTTATATCTTTGGAGTTTTCGCAAAGCCAAGAATGACTTATCCCGTATCGTTCTTCGCCGATTCTAAAATGCGCATGAACACTTACCATGTCGCTAACCATTGCATAGTCAATTCCAACGATACAATCCCTGCCAAGCAGTTCGGGTATTTCTTTGCTTGTTGATATTATATTTTCCCAAGGAGTAACAACAAATTCTTTACTTCCTTTTGGCCAGTTCATTCTTTTTGTATAAAATTCTTCTTCTAAGGCTGGAGTATATTGCATATCAATATAGGCTTTTTTTATTTCTTTAAAAAGCGATGGCAAATATTTAAGTGACGGGTTGGGCTTATGCCACATTTTTTCATCTTTTGTATCCTCTTCACAATCAACGCGATACATTAATGGCAACCAACCAAGGTCAGTAATTGTTCCGTTTAAAATATTAGTTGCGATATTTATCATATCATCAAGGACACCTTCTCTAACATTTCCGTTGGTGGTTATATAAAAGGCCCTTGAATGCTTCCTCTTGCCAAAACTTGAGGTAAACACTTTTATCTGATCATAGTTTTCATAAGCATGGACTTCATCAAAAACTAAACATCCAGTTCTTTTACTATCTTTTGATTTTGCGTTTGAAGTATTGTATTTTATATATGATTTTGTTATTAGATTTCTAATAATCTCTTTCGACTTATAGAAAAACTTTTTTAACTTAGTCCAATTATCTTCGAGCACTTCGTACACATCTTCAAAAGAGGTCTTTGCTTGATCTTCTGCATTCGCCACAATGTCAATGTTGTAACCTTTAATTCCATGGTAGTGAGTTGTTAAATACCACACCAGCGGAGAAATAAAACCATTCTTTCCATTTCCCCTTCCCATCATGATAAATATAGTATCAAAGACAACCGTATCATTTGCTTTATAAAAACAATGAATGCAGGCGGTTACAAATAGTTCCCAATCAAAAAGAGATATCTCAAAATACCTCTCCATAAGCTCAACTGATTTATCGATTTTTTCTATATCAATAAAAACATCTTCATTGTTTAGTTTAGATTCTACAACATCAAGCGCTGCTAAAATGTCCTTGCCTACAATGATTTCACATTTTCGGCAACCATCTATGTAATCGTCAATATATTTGTGGTAATCTTTTTGTCTACATTTCCATGTCATCAGAATCACCGTCCGATTGTGAAGGTTTTATTCCCAAGCAAGCGAGTAATTTAATCATTTGTTGATTTACTTTCAATAACTGGTCTACACTATCATTTTTCTTTCTTCCAGTTTGACCGCCTCCGTTGTTGTAAATCGTAGATACTCCACGCTCTTTTATATCGTCTATTAACAAATTCTTTGTGTCCCACAAATCTAAGTAATCAGCAACTAAATCTGTGAAGTAACTTCCAGTAGTTCCGTTGCGGTCGAGCTGGTCTAATAAATCTTGTTTAATTTCTTTTTTCACATCCCCACCACCTTTCACATGAGATTTTAAAATTTATAACTTGTCGCACCCATATCGAGTTATACCGATAATAATTAATATCCGTTTAAAATCGAACGGGGTATATATATGCACTATCTTTATTATATCTTCGTAAATATCCGTATAAATTGCATGATTATAACCTACCAATGAATATTTATAATACAAACCTTACTCCCATCGCTCTATAGTAAGAGGTTTAGCCCTCTTCCTATCTCTTCCATGTGTAACCTTGTGGCACTCTTCACATAAAGGAATCAGATTAATATACTCTATCCCTTTAAACGCATAGGTCTTACTTAGGGCTAGTCTTGGGTGTCGCCTAACGTATTGCACGTGATGTACTGTATTTGCTCTAGTGTAATAGCCTTTGGCTTTGCAATGTTG